AAAAAGGCCGGGGGCAGCGGCCCCCGGCCCGCCGACGTCGTCGTCAGGCGCCCTCGTTCTCCTCGTCGGCGCAGGCGTCGCCCATAAGGTCGCGGGCGGTGTCTTCCATGGTCGTCCCGCGCATGCCGCCGAGGTAGGTGTGGTCGTCGTCGAGGGCGCAGCGGATGTGGCCGACCCAATAGGCCTTCGCCCGATTCTCCTCCGGAGTGCCCTGCGTTAGGCGCTCGGCCTCGTTGAGCAGGTCGAGCATTTCCTCCTTGATGCCAAGAAGCCGGACCGCGCGGTCGCGCAGCTCGAAGGGCGTCATGTTGTCGTCTCCCGTGTTGTGCGCGGGGGCGAATTCCCCCGCCGCTCTCGCTCTGGGATATATGCCATAATGGCAGGGCGGCAAGGCCGCGACATGCCCTGCGACAAATAAAAGAGGTGCCCCCTGGGCTTGCAACCGGAGCGTGAGTGCGCCAGTTGAGGGGGGCGCCGCCATAATGGCATGGCGCGGAGACCAACATGAAGGCCAAACTCACCCAATTGCGCGAGGCCTGGGCGGCGGGCGACCAAATCGGCGCCCTGCGCATCGCCTCGCGCTTTTCGGACCGATCCCCGGAGACGAAGGCATTCCAGCGCGGCTGGGACGCCCACTCGAATCCGGATTTCTATCGGCAGCTACGGCGCGACCCCGAGGCAATCGTCGCCGACGCCCTCGCCGCCATGGCGAGGAAATTCCGCCTCAATAGCAGCGACCACCGCCAACCAACGGAGACTGACATGACGAAGAAGACCACGCGACTGCCCGGCCCGCCCGCCCGCGCCCGCAAGGGCCGCGGTCGGAAGAACATCGACGTCCGGACCGAGGCCCCGACCACCGACGCCGAGGCGATCATGGCCGGCCTGGAGGCCGAGGCCGTCGACGTCTTGTCGAAAATCGCCGCAAGCGCTGGCCACGACGCCGAGACGATCACGTCCGACACCGCCGCCGATTGGCAGCATGGCCGCGAGGCCTTTGCCGAGGCGCCGGTCGTCGACGCGACCGCCGAGCCGACGCCCGAGCCCGCGCCCGTCGACGCCGCCCCGGCGAAGCCGAAGCGCGCCAAAAAGGCGAAGGCGCCCGCGAAGAAGAAGGACGCCGCCAAGGCGCCCGCCCCGACCGCGAAGAACGCCACGCCCGAGCAGGTCGCGGAGGCGCTGGAAATCTTCACCGGATCGCAGCGCGTCACGCCCAAGCAGCTTGCGGCGCTTGAGGCGGCGAAGACCGGCACGCTCCCGGAGCCCCCGGACTTCAGCGCGCCGTCCTACACGCCGCCCTACACGAAGCCGCGGCAGGCGCTGATCGACCTCGCCACCGCGGGGGACGTCGACGGCCTGCGGGCCTTCGCCCTGAAGACCTACGACTCGGGCTTCGTCGCGCTCGACCGCTACCGGAAGCTTTGCATCGTCGCCCTGACGGCGCAGGCCGCCGCCTAAATCCGCCGGGGGAATTCCGCCAAGGTCCCTCCCCGGCCACCTCGCCCCGGGCGCCCGTCGCCCGGGGCTTTTTATTTGCGCCGGCGCCCGCCGCCGCCGCCGCGCATTGCCCGCGCGCGCTGTCCCGACGTCGGATAGGTGCGGCCCTGCGCCCGCGCCTTCGCTAGCGCGCGCTTCGCCGCGCGGGGCGGCATTGCCGCCAGGGCGCGCTGCGAGGCCCGCACCCGGTCGCCTCGTTTTCTTGCCATTGTCTTTCTCCCTACGTTGCCGTCTGCCGAATGCCGACGCACCAAAGCAGATCGCCGGCGACCAGGAACGGCAGACACTTCGCCTCGTATATCGGATCGAGGACCACGTCGCCGAGCCGGTCGACCGGCGCCGCGGCGTGATAGTCGAGCCGCGACCGGACCAGCGAGCACCGCGAGCGCCAGCCCGGAGCGAATCGGTCCAGCCGCTTCGTCGGATCGGCGCCGACCGCGACGCCGAGCACCGGCATGTCGCGACCGGCCCGGGCGAGCCCGGCGAGCACGCCGGCGAGCGACATCCCCGACCCGACCGGGACGACGACGCGCCGGACGCCGTCCGGCCAATCGCCCACCTGGGCCGCCGTCTGCCGGACCGCCTCCTCGCACTCCATGCCGAAGGGAATCTCGCGCCAGCCGCGGGCCGCCGCGTCCTCCCGCGCCCGGGCAATGATGACCGTGTTGTAGCCGGGCGAATGCCGGACGATTTCGGCGCCGCATTCCGCGGCCGCCGCGACCTCCGGGGCGAGCGCGCCGGTCGGGACGTGGACGCGGCAGGGGACGCCGAGGGCGCGCGCGACGTGGGCAACGATATTCACCTGCGGGCTCGCCCGCGACCCGGCGGTGACGAGCCCGGGCGCGCCGGCGGCAAGCGCCCGACATGTCCGCACCTTGCCGCCGCGCACGCCGGCGAATTCGTACAGGTCGTCGCGCTTCAGCCAGAATTCCCCATGCGCCTCGATTGGGGTCGGCGCGTCGGCGATAATTTTCGGCCCCACATTCGAGGGCGCGATTGTTGTCGTAGGCGTTGGCGTGGGCGACGGCGTAGGCGGTGGCGGTGGCGATGGCGCGGGCGTCGGCGGTGGCGAAAAGGCGCTGCGCGGCTCGGGCGGCGCGTTGGTTGCGGCCCAGGCATGCTCCCGGACGAGCGCGGCGACGACCGCCGGCGGCGGATCGAAATAGGAGTCCCGCCCGGCGAGGACGTCGGTCCGCACCCGCTCGTATTGGTCGCGGCCGAACAAATGAACGAGATTGTCGGCGAGCGCGACAATGATCGGCGGCCCCTCGCCATGATTGCCCTTGCACACGCCGTTCTGGAACGTCGTCCGGTGATGCAGGATCAGGGTCCCGTTGTCGTTGAGCATCAGCGGATAGAGGTGGCACGTCACCGGCTTGTCGTCGTCGGCGAACGAGCAGCCGCCCGACCCGAGGCGCCCGCATGGGACCGGGTCCGCGTCGGGGCGCTGGAACGCCGACGGCGGCCAGAACGACGCCGTCCGGCAGCAGCCGCCATGGCACCGGCGCAGGATGCCGGCCAGCGAGCACTCATGCGCCCGGCGGCCCCAGGCGGCCGACACCTTCCACCGCGAGGGGGCCGCACCAGGCAGGGGGGAGAACGTTGGCGCTGGCGAAGGCGGTAGCGAGGGCGACGGCGTTGGCGTGGGCGTGGACGGTGGCGTTGGCTCGTCGGCTAGCGCGTCGGCCAACGCGTCGTCAAATAGCTCGCCAAATTCGACCGGGCCGACCGCCGTCGTCGCGGCGCGCGGATCGCCCTTGATGAAACACAAAAGGTTTTGGTGGGTCTTGCCGAGCTTGCGCGACGTCTCGAATTGCTTGGCCGCGCGGATCGGGAGCGACCCCGCCGCGGTAATCAGCACCGCCTCGTTGTAAAGCTCGAGCCCGGCGCGGCGGAACGCCTCGACGGTGTGCCATGGCAGCCCGCAATAAAAGCCGCGCGCGTCGCGGACGTCGCCGACGACAAAGCAGGCGAACCGATCCGGCCGCAGCAGCGCCGCCGCCGCGGCGACAATCCCGCAGTAGTCCGCAAAGAATTCGTCGAAGTCGTCGAGCGTCGACAGGTCGCGGTCGTCGTCGCTGTAGCGTTCCAGGTTCCAATAGGGCGGGCACGAGAACACGAAGTCGGCCTCGACGCCGGCGGCGATTTTGCGCAGGTCGCGCGCGTCGCCGGCCCGCCATTCCGGCGCCGGCGCCGGCGGTCGACAGATCCGGCGCGCCTGCTCCTCGTTGGCCGCGATCTGCCGCGCCGACAGGTCGATCCCGAGGTAGCGCCGGCCGAGGCGCGACGCGACGATCCCGCGCACCGACCCGCCGGCGAACGGGTCGAGCACGAGCCCGCCCGGCGGGCAGAACCACCGATAGGCTAGCTCGCAAAGCACCGGGTCGAAGATCGACGTCCCGGTAAGCCCGGTGTTGGATTCGACCTCCATCCGCCCATAGACGAGGCCGGCCGGGATCACCGTGCGCTGCGGCGCGGGGCTAGGCGCCATTCGTCGCCCCGCGCGGTCGGTGGGAATAGTGGTTGAGCCGGAATTCGGTGGTGTCGATCTTGCGTCCGTTGGCCGCCTCCCACGCCCGCTTCTCCTCGTAAAAGCCCGGATCGTGGCGCGCCACCCCGCCGGTCCACCCGACGCCGCGGGCGACCGCGAGCGCGTCATGGCCGGTCGGGGCGCCGGCGACGCGCTGCGCCTCGGCCTCAATGGCGGCGTCGTCGAGCCCGCGCGCCCGGTGCTCGTCGATGAAGCGGACGACGTCGCGGTAGTGAACGCCGAGGATCATCGACAGGCGATCATGCAGCGACCGGCCGATCAGGTTTTCGCCGCGGCCTAGTTCGGATTGAATGCCGAGCGCGATCCACGCCCGCTTGCGATCCTGCCACCAGCCCTCCCGCGCGTTGAACACCGAGAACGGGACCGCCCCGAAGCGGTCGGCCAATTTGACCTCGGCCGCCGCCGCGGCGGCGCCGGCGTCCCCGTCGCCGGCGGTCGGCGCCTTGAGCAGCGCGGCGATTTCGTCGTCCCCGAAGCCGAGCAGCGCCGGGTCGAGCGCGTCCTCCTTCACGATGCGCGCTAGCTCGCCGGACAGGATCGCAAGGTCCCAGTCCGAATTGAGCGCGATCCGATTGTCCGCGAGACGGAACGCGCGCAGCTGCGCCTCCGTCAGGTGGGATAGGCGGATGACCGGGACGTCGACGAGGCCGAGCCGCTTCGCCGCCAGGACGCGGCCGTGGCCGGCGGCAAGCTCGCCGGCGTCGTTGACGAGGCACGGCACGTTGAACCCGAATTCGCGGATCGACGCGGCGATCTGCGATACCTGCGCCTCCGGGTGCGTGCGCGCGTTGGCGGCATAGGGCAGCAGCCTATCCGTCGGCCAATATTCGATCTGGAGCGACGGCGCCGCCATGGTCACAACGCGTATGAAAGGTGCGGGCCGAGGAAGGCCTTCGCGCCGGATTTTGCCAGGACGCGCTCGTCCATCTCGGTGTCGCCCCGGTTTTCGGCAATGTAGGTGAATAGGCGGGCGACCGCCTGGACGAACCACGGCGGGACCTCGTCGCATTCGATCCCGAGCCCGCCGTCGGTGATGTAAATCGCCCTCACATTGCAGTAGCAGCACAGGTCCGGGCAGCGCAGACCGACGCCGGACTCGTCGTCGAATAGCGAGCCGGGCCGGGGCTCGAAGCATGGCGAATTCGGCGGCAGCACCGCGACGAGATTCGGCCCGCTGAAGAAGCGCACGTCGCCGGCCGGCGGCGACGATAGCAGGATGGCCCCGTCGGGGGCGACCGTGACCATTTCGTCGACCGGCAGCGGCGGGAAGACGAGCCCGACCATGGCGGCGCACAGGTCCCAGGCGGCTTCGAACCAATGGCGCATCAGCCGCTCGTCAAAGGCGCCGTCGACCGCCGCGTGCAGCTTGGCGATCTCATAGGCGGCAACGACGGGGTCGGCGGCGTCTAGGGAATCGGCCATCAGATCAGCGAGGTGGTGATGAAGACGCAATCGTGGGCGACGATCTTTCGCCCGTTGCAATCGCGCGCCGCCACCGCAATGTCGAGGCGGAACGCCTTGCCAACCGGGACGTCGGCGCCGGCCTTGACGATGTTCTCGGTGGCGGTGCCAACGATGTTGGTGAAGCCCGGCTGCGACGTCGGCGGGTCGATGTCCATCCCGGACACGAGCGCCATCTCGTCCGGATCGGCCGGCGCCGGCGGGTTGACGTTCAGGTCGGTTAGCGCGGCCGACTCGATGGCGTTCAGCGAATAGCCGGGGACCGACGCCAGCCACCCGCCCCAGTCGATGAACAGCGGCTGCGTGTCGCCCGGCGCGATTGTCCATGGGTGGCACGGGCAGGGATTGATCGGCTGGCAGGGAATTCCCACGACAGCACCTCACCATGGACACGCGACGATCCGGCCGACCCGCTTGTGGGCGACGATCCGCGCCACCCGCGGGCCGGCGTTGATTCCGCCGGCGCGCGGGCGCGCGACGACCCCGGCGGCGCGAGGCGAGGCGTTCAGCAGCCCGCCCTGGCACCGCGGCACGGCCGACGGGGGCAGCTGCCGGGACGTCGTCGCTCGCGGCGGTCCCGCCGGGGTCATGCTCCTACTCCTCGATGCCGCGGCCGCGGCGCGACCGGCCCGCCGCGGTTGCCTGCGCCTGCAGCGCCGCCGGCTCCGTGACTTGCGTCGACGTCGTGCACATGCACGGCGAGGCGAACCAGCCAAGCTCGCATGTCGGGCCCGGGGCGCAAATCGAGATGCACTGCTGCTTCATAGACATCGCCATCATGACGAGCCTCCTCTGAGTTTGATCTTCGGCGGCGGTCCGGCGTCGTCGTCCGCCGCCGCCGGGGGATCGCCCGAGCGCGGCGCGTCGACGTCGAAGCGGGCGGGCACCGCCCACCCGCGCGCAATCATGCCGGCGGCGACGTGGTCGGGGACCTCGTAGAATTCGCCGCTCGCATATTCGGTGAGCGTGATGCCGTTGTCGGTCGAGTAGCGCGCGTCCTGGCGCATATGCACCACCATGCTCACGTCGCCGTCCCCGTCACCGTTACCGAGTACGCGGCGCATCGCTCCGTCTCCTCCGCGTCGTCCGGGTCATGCGGGACGACCCGCAGCCAGCCGGCATTATGCCGGCGGTAGAAAACGTCCGTGTTGCCGTCGACGACGTCGACCAGCACGCCGTTGAGGATGCGGCCGTGGCCGAGACCCTCCGCCGTCGGCGGCGCCGCCGCGCCGTTGCTCGCCTGCGAAACCTCGCACCATGACAGGCTGTCGGGCTCGCCATTGCGGTCGCGGGCGTGCTCAAGGCGGAAGCGCGCCGGACCGGCGCCGCGGAAGGCGATGCGGGCGTCGCCCGTTATGCGCTGCGCCTCGCCGAGCCGCATGGCGCCCCCGTCACCAGGAGACACGCCGCAGCCGCGTCACCACGATAAAGACGCCGACGCCGGCGCCGGCGCCGGCGCCGCCGCCGGCGACGACGCGCAGGAATTGCGCAACGCACGGCACCGCATATTGGCATTGCGAGTGCGCCTTGAGCGGCGCCGTGGCACTGAGCGTGATCGTCGCCGGGCCGGCGACCGTCTGCGGATGCTCGTCGCATTGCGGCTGGACCTCGACGTCCGCCCACTTGGTGCCGTCCGGCTTGCATCGGTCGTCGGGATCGGCCGGCGCGCTTTGGATCGTGAACGTGCCCGACGTGATGTCGGCGTCCGTTTGGTTGGCGAGCACCACCGCGTAGGCATAGCCGGGACTGATGTCGGCCCAGTTCGGCGACTTGCCGTCGAAAACCAGGAGCTGGCCGGCCGCTGAAAAAGTCATGTGTGGTTCTCCTCTCCCGCGGACCTAGCGGATGCGCAGCAGCCGCGCCGCGTTGGCGCAAATGATCCCGCCGCCGACGCGCGCCTCGAATTTGTAGAGCACGCAGAAGCCGGCGCTGTATGGGTCCTGTTGCATGGTGACGGCTCGGCGGTTCACCACCATGTAGGCGATGTTCCAGTTGCCGAAGGCGACCGGGGTCGATCCCGGCGCGACGTCCGGCATCTGCGTGACGATCTGCACGGGCGACCCGGCGATGGTGAATTGCCCGGCCTCGGTCGGCGTCGCGATCATGATCGGCCGGCCCATGGCGTCGGACATCGTCAGCACCAGGCCGAAGGTGTTCTGGTTCATGAGATAGCGGCCCCCGGCGGCGCCGCCGCCGCCGTGGAATTGCATCGGCACCT